TTAATAGTTCTGGGGCAGCGTTTAGCGTGCCTATTACCGGCGTTGGCTCTAACCCACCAGGTATGATCGCTACTTTTGCAGGTTCTTCAGCTCCTACTGGTTGGCTATTATGCGATGGCACGCAATATGCTCAAACAGCATATGCAAATCTTTTTGCAGCTATTGGATCAGCATGGAATACTGGCGGTGAGACTGCCGGTAATTTTAGAGTGCCCGATCTTCGTGGCATGTTTTTGCGTGGCACCGGATCAAATGGCGTTGTAAGTGGGGCTACTGGTCCCGCTGTTGGTGCAAGCCAAGCTGACACTTATTTGAACCACAGCCATGGCGTCACTGATCCACAACACAATCATCTTCTTAAAATTACCACCGGCATCAATGGTGGTGGTTCAGGTGCGGTTCCATACTTAGACCCTGCCGGAACATCTACTTTTGGATCTAATTCTTCAGCTACAAACATAACTATTAACACATCGACGACCGGCGGCGCTGAAACACGACCTAAGAACTATGGTGTTCTTTATATTATTAAGACATGACGACACGACTGATAGACGACCGCGAAGACGCTTTAAAAGTAGGGTTTGTAGCCACTAATTGGCACATACCTATGACTTGGGAAGATTATATTAAGGCGACAGCGGATTGGACTGTCAGAGGAATTGAGCGGGACAATAAGATAATAGGGGCCATGTATTCCAAAAATGGCGAAACTCATGTATCTATATTACCTGAGTGGCGTCGTAAATGGCTGACAAAAGGTTTGTTGAAAGAGATCTTGGCGGACACGCAGTTTACAAGAGTGACTGACGGCCATGATTTTATGTATAACATATTGGATAGATTAGGTTTTAAGTCACAGGATGATGGAACCTTAGCAAGAGAGAAGTAACATGGGTTTTTCTGCCGCCGCCAATGCTCAGAATCAAGGCACTCAACAAGCCATGATGATGCAGGCTTTGCAAGCTCAAAATGCACAGCGTGCTCTTGAACAAGGTCAAAAACAAGCCGCTGGCGCTTTACAGGCGGGGCAGACCGGCGCATTAGGCGCTATAGGCCAAGGCGTTAACGCTTACAATCCATATCAGCAATTAGGCACACAAAGCGCAAATGCTTTGGCTAATGCTATGGGTATTAGCGGGGATACCGGCGCGGCGGGCTATGGCAGTTTGATGAACATGCCGACCATTGCACAGCTTCAAATGGACCCTAGCTATGCCTGGCGTATGCAGCAAGGTCAGGGCGCGCTTCAAAACAGTATTCGTGCGGGTATTGGTGGTGCTAACGCCGGTAGCGGTGCGGCTATGAAAGCGATCACAGATTACGGCCAAAATGCCGCCAGCCAAGAATATGGCAACGCTTATAATCGTTTTATGCAAAATCGTCAAAATCAAATAAATATGCTTCAGGGCGGTGTAGGCACAGGACTGAACGCAGCGCAAGGTATCGGCGGTCTTCAGACCAATGCGGCTAATATTTACACAGGCACAGGCGCTAATTTAGCTAATACTTATACTGGCACAGGTCAGCAGCTCGCGGGTAATTATAATCAGTTAGGTCAGAATCTTGGTCAGGGCTATGCCAACATCGGTGCTAATAACGCCAGCGCTTATATGGGACCAACGAATCTAATGGCGCAACTTGCCGGTCAAGCTATTCAAGGCGGCGCTACGGCGCTTGGTGCGGGTAAGTTTGGTTCGCCATTCCCGGCGTCATACAATAAATCTATGTATGGGTGATAATAATGCCTATTCAATATCAGCCGATTCCAGAATTTCAGGTTCCTAATCTGAACCTTATGGGCGCTTACGCCCAAGGCGCGGCGTTGCAACAACAACAGTTGCAAGAAGAGCGTTTGCGTCAACAAATGGATTTGGCTGAACGCGCTGCGGGAGTTACAGCTAATAGAGATCTTAGGCAAGCCCAACAAGCTGAATCTGAAACAAAGATAAAAGATTTTGACTTTAAACAAAAAGTGCGGGATTACGCTCTAAAGCGTATGGCAACTGTCGCGCCAGGCGATCAAAAAGGATTCTTAAATACATTAAATGAATTTAAAGAAATATTCCCAGAGGAATATTCTTCATTAAAAGATCAGACATGGAACGAAGATTTACGCAACAGACTTTTACTTCCGACAGAAAAATTAGTCGAGCGTAAATATGAAAAAGGGCCGGAAGGTTCTGGGGCGCTTTTGGAAACCAGTATTGGACAACCGCCAAGGTATGTCTTTCCGACAGACCCAGAACAACAGCGCATAATGGAACGCGAAGGCACCGGTAAAAACCCTATGTCTAGCGCACGGGGTGTTGGTCAATTTATAGATAGCACTTTCGTTGATACATATCGTAAGACTTTTCCTTCACAAGCTAAAGGTCTTACTGACGCGCGTATTCTCGCGCAACGTGGCACAATGATCGACGGGCAAACGCCTATTGAGGTGCCGATGCTCAATACATTTACACGCGAAAATAAGAATGCCCTAGCAAAAGCTAATCTTGAGCCAACGCCGGGAAATACACGTCTGGCGCATTTTTTGGGCGCTGGCGGCGCGATTGATGTTCTTAAAGCTAATCCTAATACGCCAGTTGAAAGTCTAGTTTCGCAAGAGGCTATCCAGGCAAATCCGACAGTTCTTAGAGGTAAAACCGCAGGCCAAGTCGCTGCTTGGGCTAACAAGCAGATGGAAGGCGCAGGTGAACTTACGCCATCTAAATTTGAGCCTTTAGGGTCTAGCAAACGTGAAGCCCAAGACGGCGCGATAGAGTTCTTACGCGCGTTTGAATATGATCCTGAGACGGGCAAAAACCGCCCCGCGCAGCTTTTGGCGCAAACTAAAGGCGGTCAAATTAATCGGATATTCCAAGATATAGGCAGTCGGTTTGGCATAGGATCAGAAGCATACGACGCTGAAGGTCGGCTATCCGTTGCTGGTCGTCAAGCGTTGCTTGCCAAAGTTGGCGGATCTCTTGGAGGTAAGAGCTTTACCGATGAAGATCGTAAGTTTGTTATGGACGCTATTGGCGGACTTGACGATTCATCAAAAGACGTTGGCTTTAGAATGGCACGTCTTGACGAGGCTATGCGGATGATGGCGCGGGTGGCTAAAGTGCCATATAAACCTGCGCCGGAGTTAGAACGCGTTAGAGGTATTCTTAGAGAAACACCGGCTTCGCGTGGTCAAGCTGGCGAAGCGCCTAAAGCCAAACCTCTTACTGGTAGAATTAAGTTCATGGAGCTTGGCGACTGATGGACGTTGAACTCCCTGACGGCACCGTAATTGAAGGCGTTCCTGAAGGAACGACTAAGACGCAACTTATCGCTAAGTTAAAATCTAGCGGGTATGACGTTGCGCCGCTTACGTCGTCTATTTTTGAAACAAAAGAAATGCCTACGACGGGCGAAGAAGCATTAAGCAATCTTCTTGATGTTGGCACGTTAATAGGTGGCGGCGCAGCGCTAGCCGCGCGTCAATACGCCAAACCTGTCATGGAAGGCAAACCGCTTGAGCCTTTGGCTGAAGCTGGTAGAGCCGCTATTGGTTTGCCGATACTGGCTGGACAGGCCGCGATGGGCGATGTTGCAGCTCGACAACAACTACGGGAGCTGCCTGCAAACCTAGCTCAAGATTATAGGCAAGCATATGGATCGCCCGAACAGGCTTACCGCACAGCGGTGATGACGCCAGGACGCTTTGCCACTGATATTTCGTTAACGCCGTCTATGCTACGCGCGGCGGAAATTGCTGCGCCTAAGCTGCCTATGGCTATGGCCGCGCGCGGTATTAATCGGTTAGCGGAGCCTATACTGGGGCCGATATTTAATCCTGAACAAACCGCCGCTAATAGATTGGTACAGTCATTAGCCGGCGCTCCTGAACAAGCCGCTGAAGCTATGCGCGCTCCCGTGCCTGTCACACCGGGAGCACCACCTGCAACTGCATCGCAAAGACTTGCCGCCGCCGGCATGACAGAACCTGGCGTTGCCGGTCTTGAAGCAAGCTATATGGATATAAACGCGCCGGAAGGTATGCGTATTTATCAGCAAGAACAACAGCGCGTAAACGCTATACAGAATCAAATTAAACGTATTGACGAAGATCTGAAAACGCGCGCGGCGGATATGTCGCCAGATGAAGTTGCACAACTTCGCGCGGTGCGAGATCAATTAAATCAAAGTCTTGCCGCTGAACAAGCGACGATGACGACGCAAGCGCAGGGTGTGGCAACGCGATTGCCAGAGACGGGTCAACGTGTTCCAGGTGCAGCCGTATCTGAACGCACAGAATCATTACAACAACAATTTCGGCGCGAAGTTGTAACGCCAGCATATGAACGCGCTTTTAGAAGTGCAGGCAACGCCGCGCGTATAGATGTCAGCAATGTTTTAGATCAAGCAGCTACTATTCTTGGACGCCCGTTATCTTTTTACGATGTTAGCACTACTCCGCAAGTAGCTAGACGTTTATCAAGATTAGAAAGAACTCCAACACCCGGTGAGTTTGTTTCTTTAGGTGAATATGGCGGGTATTCTGCCGAACCTTCTGGTGGTTTTCAGCCAGTCAACGTAAATTTGCGTGAAGCTGATGCTATCCGCAAAGCTATTAATAATGAAATAGGCGCTATTAATGAAACGGCTCCCGACGCACAAGTAAAATTACGTCAATTAAATGAATTACATAGAAATATTGACGCGGCGGTGCAAAACAGTCCTATATCACCTACAGCTAAACAACAGTATAACCAGGCTTTAGCAACATATCGCGGACAGTATGTCCCCCGATTTAAAACAGGAATTGTAAGCGATATTCTGCGGACAACTATTAAAAATCAACCTGGGTTATTGCCAGATAATGTAGTCAAAAATTTTATAGCTAACGAAACTAACGCTCAACAATTTGTTACAACGTATGGTAATGATCCGGCTGCGCGTCAAGCTATGCTTACTGGCGTCAGAGATTTAGCGCGCAAGTCCATCGTCGATCCTACGACGCGGATGGTTGTGCCTGAAAAGATAGATGAGTTTTTGGCGCAGAATGGTCGTCAGTTAAACATTATGGGCGTTGACGCGCAATCTGTATTACAGCCAATACGTGAAGAAGCCATAAGATTACAAAACGGAATGGATCAGCTTCAGCGTCAAGCTACAGCGGCTAGACAAGCTACTGTTACCGAAGTTGTTGACACGGCACTTAAATCACGGCCTAATATGGATTTTTTGACGCGCCGCTTAGACAATAACGGTCTTGAGGCACTTCGCAAAGAAGTCTCTGACCGTGCGTTAAACGCTATTAATCGCGGTGATACTAAAGAAGCGCTTGACTATCTGACTAAAAACCGACGCACTGTTCAGATGGCGATTGGCGAAGACGCATATAGAGATATTCGCGGGTTGGCTGACGCACAGCGTAATCTTGAAGAGATAGCTAAATCTGCACCAAAGCCGGATAAGAGTATTGTTGTTGATATAGGCAACAGTTTTACCAGAGAAGAATTGACGGATTATCGTGTATTAGCCGATGAAATTAGACGACTGAAAGAAGTTGAGAATCTTTCGGGCGTCGGAACAGCGCGCGGATTTGATGTGGCCGCTGAACAAGCTGAACAAGCTGGCGTATCCCCTAAACGGATTCCGCCTTATCTCAGCGCCAAAGTCACGACGCTCAAAAGTTTTGCTGATAAGATCTTAAATTACGGCAACAAACGTGTCGCGGCTGTTCTTATTGACGCGCTATATGATAATCCAGAACGCGGCGCGGCGCTTATTGAACAAGCGATGGCGGCCAAACGAACAAGACCTATGTTACCGTCCCCAGAGATAAGTGCGCCAGCGCGCAGAGAAAGAAACGCGCTTGCGCCAATAATAGGGTCAGTCCAAATTCAAAATGCCATGAACAGACAGCAGGCGAGATAGAGATGACTGAATATCAGTTTTTTTTTAATGTCGCCACGGCGATAGTAAGCGTCACTTTTGGATGGGTGCTTAACACCATATGGGGGTCATTAAAGGATCTTCAGACGGCTGACAAAGCGCTTGTTGATAAAGTCGCGTCTATTGAGGTGCTGGTTGCTGGCCGTTATGTGACCCGCGATGAGTTTAATACGTCGCTTAACGCGATCTTTTCTAAATTAGATCGTATTCAAGATCTCATCTCTCAGAAGGCAGACCGATGACTTGGCCACTTCAATCGCAATGCGACGCATTCTATGGCAATCCTCGCGGTCGTAATGGCCGCGCTTCGGCGCAGTGGGAAAAAGCTAACCTTGTTCGAATCAGCCCGCCCTTTAAAATGCAGTTTGCTGGCAAGCCGATCACGTCAATTGCCATAAATAAGAAATGCGCGGACAGTTTGTCACGGATTTTTGACGCAATTTGGCTTGCATCTGGCAAAAATCAAAAAATAATTGACGATTGGGGCGTCTCTGTCTTTTCAGGGTCATATAACTATCGTGTAATGCGCGGCGGTAACGTATTGTCAATGCACGCATATGGGTGTGCTATTGACCTTGACGCCCCCCGGAATTGGTTTCACGACCAAGATCCGCACTTTGCAAAAGTGCCTCAAGTCCTAAAAGCCTTCGAGGACGAAGGTTGGACTTGGGGTGGTTCTTGGTCGGGCAGAAGTAAAGATGGGATGCACTTCCAAGCGGCGCGCGTCAGCTAATAGGAGTTAAGTATGAATAATATTACGTCTTGGATTCTTGCACGTATCTCTGAACAGTCAACCTATTCAGGTCTTGCCACTGTTATCGCCAGCATCGGCTTCTTGCCGCACGCTGCTGAGATCGGTGCGCTGGTCCCAACGGTCGGCGTTCTAGTTATGGGCATTATTAAGATAATCCGCCCAACGCAATGAGTATAACCGCTCTAATTTCACTACTTAGTGGATTGATGGGCGTTATTGTCAATTTCTTCAACTGGCTGCATGAAAAACAACTTGTGCAGTCAGGTGTCGCGCAAGCTCAATTAGAAAGCATGAAGGCGCAAGCCAATGAAGCTCAACTTGCTATCGCTGCCCGCGAAGCTGTTCGCGCTGATGTTGCCTCTAAGCCTGACAGCGTGCCAGTCAACGACCCTTTCATCCGAGATTGACCACGCATCATTCTGCCAAGCCGCGAGGGCTATCTACTATTCGCGGCATGATACGGCTCCTACGATTGCTCAAATACGTGAGCATAACGCGGTCGGGGTCGCACTCAAATGTGGTTGGCTTCGCAAATGATAACCGCTGTGCGACGTAGTTTTAAGACTCTGCCGACCGGGGAGCTTGCACAGTTTCCAAATGTGAAAGGACAGGCTTAGTATTTATTTTAGTGACTACTGCCGCCCTAAAATCGCGCTTACGCTTATAGTCAATATCAGCGCCAGCACTTGATTTTTGATCTTCGTAATCTTTGGCAAACATCGTCGCAAACGCCTCATAATTCATGGCGTCTAGGCGACTGTCTGTATGCGTCGGGTTAGCAAAGTTACGCGCGTTTTTGACGCACACCATTATGACTGCCACTTCATAAGGATGTATATCACGACCAAGACGCAGCGAGGCAAGATCGGCTATAAGCTGGAAGTTATTTTCAATACCCCCGTAATCAGCGCCGCGCTCTCCGATTAAATCGCTGGCCTGTTTCAGTAGATCGTGTGGATTCATTTTCTATTCCCCTTAACAATTCAGTCCGTTCACGCGTCGCTCGCAGCGTTGTATACCGCTGGTGTAGACGTATGAGTATTGTGGACCGCCGAGCGTTATGGCGCTCGTCCTCCAAGAGATCCAATACCTCTTGTTCTGTGAAGCCTGCGATGGCCTGGTTAATTTCTCGCCAATTCATCTAGGGCTAACTCCGCTAAAGATTTCTTGTCATATAAACTGGCAAATATGCGTTCGTCAATAGTTTTATTACAGAGGATAACGTAACACCATACGTCTTTGGTCT